CTGGCCTTCGGGTCGGGGGGTTTTTTTTGACGATCGATTAGGTAAATGATGCATCCCAGATCCATGGCGCGTGAGCGTCACCAATCCGCAAACCCTGCCATGGCGGGGATCACAGAGCCCTCATTTGTCTGCTACTCGTGCGGTGAACGGCGGTCAATCCGCGGCGGGTATGTGGTGGTTTCCGCAGACCGGAAGAAACGCATCTGCCGCCAGTGCAGGCCCAAAGAGAAGCCGCCCGGGATGACGGTCGGCCAGATCATGGACAGGATCGGCGCATGCACAAAGCCCGGCCAGCGTTTCGCCCTCGTCGTGCGGAACGGGCTGGCGACACTGGTCAAGACCAATACCGACAAGTTCAAGGCCATCGAACGGCTGGAGTCGGAAATCATCGTCGGGGTGTACGACATCCTGGTCGAGGAAGATCAGATTCGAGGTGACCTGGAGTGCGTAGGGGTGGCTGCATGAGCCTGGTCGAAACCCTCTTGTTCAACCTTCCGGTACAGAAGCCGGACGGAAAGCTCCGCGTCCACAAGCTGCTGAACATCGCCCCGTCGATTGATCCTGTTACTCAATCCGACAACCTGGCGATACGGGCCAGAAACATCGCCAGGATCATGGATGCGGTGCGGCTTGGGTACGGCACGCGGGGGGAACTGAGTCAGCAGACCGGCCTCGCGCATACCACGCTGCGGCGGATCACGGATCAGATGATCCTCGACGGGCAGGCCATGTGGGCCGACAAGCGGCGGCTGGTACTGGTGGGCGACCAATGAGGCGCCCTTCCTTCCAGTTTTACCCCGCAGATTGGCGAAAAGACACTGCATTACAGTTCTGTTCGCTGGCAGCAAGAGGTCTGTGGGTTGAGTTGATGTGCATCGCTCATGAGTGCGAGCCTTACGGGCATCTTTCTGTCAATGGGAAGCCAATGACCATCATCCAGATTGGGCGACTTGTCGGCATATCCGAAAAGGAATGCAAGAAGCTTCTGGCAGAACTATTTGACGCCGGAGTTCCTTCTGTCGCAACGGATGGCGCGATATTCAGTCGGCGCATGGTGCGCGACGAGGAGATCAGAAACAAGCGCGCAACCGGCGGAAAAGATGGCGCGATCCATGGATCGAAGGGGGCTTCGTTTGGCCGCAAAGGTGGCCGTCCTGCCAAAGAAAAAACCCCCCTTGTGGATAACGAAAGGGGGGTTTTGAAACCCCCCTTCGACGAGAAAACAGAACCCCCCTTAAAACCCCCCCCTTCTTCTTCTTCTTCATCTTCGTGTACACCTACCTCCGTAATAGCGTGTAGTCCACACTTAACCGAAGGCGCGCACGAACAACCGCCAAGCAGCACGCGCCGCGGCCTCGTTTGCGGATTGCTGCGGAAGGCCGGAATGGCTGACGCAGCGCCCCACTACCTCACCGACGAGACGTGGGAATCGATCCTATCCAAGCGCACCGACGAGGAGATCGTCGAGGTCGCAAGGGCGAAGATGGAAGCACGGCCAGGGCAGCGTACCGGGCTGAAGTACATCGCGCCGGCTCTCCTCGAAGACCCCAAGCCCGTGGCACCCCAAGCCAGCGGCAAGCACAGCGGATTTGATGCCATCGACTATCACGCCGGAGTCGGCGCGAATGGGAGGTTTTAGCCATGGACATGAAGCACATCGACATTGATTCAAGGCATGAGGTTTGCCCGAATCACGGGGCGTTTGACAGCAAGGCAATCCGGATTTTTGATCGGGTGATGCACTGGTCTGGCTGTCCGAGTTGCAACGCCGAGGCCGAACAGGCGAATGATGTGGCGCGTCGTGCGGCAGACGAAAAGGCCCGGCAGGACCGGCTTGAGGCCGCCATCGATCGCGCCGGAATCCCCCGGCGGTTCCGCGCCAAGTCGTTTGCCTCGTTCGTGGCGGACACCAAGCCGAAGGCGGATTGCCTACGTTTGGCCATGGAGTTCGCGGAGGAATTTTCAGTGCGCGCTGCGGCCGGGGAAACGATGGTCTTCTCTGGCAGGCCCGGTACCGGGAAAAGCCATCTGGCCATCGGTATATGCCATGCCATCATGGCTGCTGGATACACGGCGCTGTACGTCAATGCCCTCGACGCTATCGGCATGATTCGCGCCACCTGGCGCCGCGATTGCGAACGTAGTGAGGCCGACATCCTGCGGGAACTGGCCGCCGTCGATCTGCTGGTGATCGACGAGGTTGGCGTGCAGTACGGAACGGATGGCGAAAAGGTGATCCTCTTCGACATCATCAATCGCCGGTACCAAGAGCAGCGGCCTATGGTGCTGCTCACGAATCAGGGGCGTGACGGGTTGAAGTCCTACCTGGGGGACCGTGCTTTCGACCGCTTGCGTGAAGCCGGCCGGTGGGTTGCATTCGATTGGGGAAGCCATCGTGGCGAGTCCTGATGTGCGGAGAAAAACCATGCGAATCCCCGACCTGTACCTGGAACGAATCCCATCGCGCAGCCTGCGAGGCGAAATGGCTGCTCACGCTGCCAAAACCCGATCGGCTGGATTACCTCGCCCTGGTGGCGAAACACCGCGGCCCAGCAGCGGCGGGGAGCCTCCGCGACGCGGCGATGATCGTCTGGGGTCAATCCCGCTCGGCCCGGCTGGGTGGTTCTGGTGTGGTTACGCATCAGCGGTGCTGATTTGTGTAATTGCGGCTGTTGTGTAGGGCGTGGATAGTGTTTCACGGCTGTTCCACGGGGCCTAGAATCGACGAACGTGGCGCTATGGCTATCTCCATATCAGTTGAGAAAAACAAATCGATTGTAGGCCCGTGGAACATAAATGAATGTTTCACAGTTAGAAATTACTTTAAGTGTTGTTTCACGAAATTGTTTCACGCGGAGAACGTAGGGCTAACTTGCGCGGCCTTATCGCAGGGCGTCCGGTTGAAAGCACAGTTATACGAGGACACGATGACCATTGACCAAGCCGTTGCAAGAGCCTGCGAAGAGCCAAGCCTGCTCGACGCGCTGTCGTGGATTTGCATATGGGAAAGCGAGAGAGCAATCAAACAGGCCCGAGAGCGCTATGGAAGCGGAACCGATGGGGCTGGATGGGATACCTGTTTCCGGGTCTGCCTGAAGCGGGTGATGGAGTCGTATCGCAATAGGTCAGGAGCCTTGCGCGGGTGTTTGCGCAAGGTCGCCTGCACCGATGGGTTAGCCGGCGCTGGTTGATAAAGGAGAATTGATGAACTACGCGATTTCGGCGAGCTACGGCAACGACAGTATGGCCATGATGCAGTGGGCGGCAGAGCACGGCCTGCAAGGCGTAACGGTTGCCTACTGCAACACCGGATGGGCTGCGCCTGGGTGGGAGCTGCGCGTGGCTGAAGGCGAAGCACTGGCGCTGCGCCTTGGTTTTGAAACCGTGCATTTGCAAAGCATGGGCATGGAAGCTCTGGTGCGCATGAAGCAAGGCTTCCCCGGCCACGGGGCGCAGTTTTGCACCGCATGGCTGAAGGGACTTCCGTTCTTACAATGGATTGACGAGGCCGACCCGGAGCGCCAAGCCGTTGTGATGATTGGCAAGCGCCGCGAAGAAAGCGAAGACAGAAAAGACACGCCGGAATGGGTTGACCGCAGCGAATACCACGGCGAGCGCAAGGTATGGCACCCGCTGTATTTGCACGACGAAGACGAGCGCGACGCGCTGCTGACCCGCGCAGGGGTGAAAAAACTGCCGCACAGAAGCGACGAGTGCAGCCCTTGTGTGAATGCCAACCGAGGCGATTTGCGCCGACTGTCTGGCCGGCAGATTGGCAAGACGGCCGCGCTTGAAGCCGAGGTGGGACAGCCGATGTTCCGGGCTGCGAAGCACGGCGGGGCGCAAGGAATTGAGCAGGCCATCCACTGGGCGAAATACTCGCCAGGGCAGTACAAGCCCGGCATGGATGACCTTTTTGAAATTGGATGCGGCTCCCCATTCGGGTGCGGGCTGTGAAAGGAGATAGCGTGAATTTTGTGAGCGATCAGACCGCGCCGACATTCTGGGCTCGGATTTACATGAGCGGACCTATTGAGGTGGCAAAGCAGACGCTTCGCGCCGAATGCCTGCGCGAAGGGCTTTGCGTGACCGTGGAACCAACGCTTTTTATTTACACCGGCGGCGAGGAAACGGGGTTTGTTGTTGGGCTAGTGAATTACCCGCGTTTTCCGAGTTCACCGCAGGTGATTACGCAGCGGGCTGAGCAACTGATTGCCGCGCTGCTTGAAGCAACACACCAACACAGCGCCATGCTGATGACGCAGGAAACGACACGCTGGGTCAGCCAACGCAAAGAAGTGACGGCTAACGCAAAGTTCAGCGGAGACGAGAAGCGCAGCTTCTCGGATTCCGCTGGAACGCCGGGTTAGGGGTGTGACGATGCAGGGAACGCTGTTTGCGCGAGAACATGACCCAAGCGACGTGGTGTACACGCCGGATTGGTGCGCGCAGGACATTCTTGATTGGTTCAAGCCGTGCGGCAGAGTGCTTGATCCGTGCAAGGGCGCAGGTGCATTTTTCGACAAGATGCCGGACGGGGCGGAGTGGTGCGAGATACGCGAAGGCCGGGACTTTTTCGAGTGGCGCGAACCGATGAACTGGATTGTGAGCAACCCGCCTTACTCGAATTTTCGTGTGTTCTTGAATCACAGTTTCACGGTTGCCGACAACATCGTTTATTTGGTGCCGGTGAAGAATGTTTTCTCGGCATACGGGATGCTGAAAGAGGTAAAGGAATACGGCGGGATAGCGGGAATTCGACTTTACGGCGGAGGGGCGCGGGTCGGGTTTCCAATGGGCAATGCAATCGGGGCGGTGCATTTCAAGCGCGGGCATTCTGGGCCGTGTGAGATGACGCACTACACCCCTAACTTGAAGTAGACGTCAGATTTGCTGCATAACTTGGACAACGCGCCACTCATGAGCCCCTGCTCCCACTGCACGCACTCCGAGGATTCCGCAGTCTGCCCTCCGGGGCATCTGTGGTGCGAGGTGCAGCGCGAATATGTCCGGCGGGCCTGGACTTGCCCGAAATATCAGCGGGAGCCGGGGGCGGATGATGATGTTCCGGTGCGGCCCAAGCCGGCTACAAGGGATCGGGCCTGATGGGGCCGGGCTTGCGACTCACCGCCATGGAGCCTACTGAGGCGGCCGTTCTGGATGCGATTCGGCGTGCGCTGAAAATTCATCCGAAGGTCGCGTGGTTCGAGCGGATGAATTCCGGGGCTTACGCGGCGGGCGAGGGCAAGGCCAGGCGCTTTGTACGATTCGGATTCGCCGGATGCCCGGACATCATAGGCCAGCTCGTCGATGGGCGATTCCTCGGTATCGAGGTCAAGCGGCCATCCGGGCGCGTGTCTGAGGCTCAGGCGGCGTTCGTTGAGCGGGCGACTAAATATCATGGTGTAGTCTTCGTGGCCCGAAGCGTGAGCGATGTTTTCGCGGTTCTGGATAGGTGCTGAAGGGGGTGGTGCATGGGAAGGCGCACGTTGATCGAAAAGCGGTTCGGTGAGGGGCATCCACGGGCGAAGCTGTGCGCCCGAGATGTTGAGCTGGCCCGGTGCCTGCACGACGAGGGGCTTACCTATAGGGCAATCGCGACGCGGTTGGGCGTGAGCAAATGGTGTATCGCGCGGATTTGCCGATTTGAGCGGCGGGCGATGGGGTAGGTAGCCCCAATCCGCGACAGTCCCCCGGACCTCCGCTACGCTCAGGCGGGTGCACATGGCACTAGGGCATTTGCGGTATAAGTGCGCCATGAAATTTACACCAGAAAGGCTGACCGCATTTTGCGCTGCCCTCGCCGAGACCTGTAATGTCGGCCGAGCATGCGCGGCGGTCGGCATCTCGCGGATGAGCGCCTACAACTGGCGGCAGGATTCGCCGGAATTCGCGGCCGCATGGGAACGCGCCATGAGGGCTGGTCTGCTGGCCCTGGAGGATGAGGCGCATCGTAGGGCATTTGAGGGTACCGAGGAGCCGGTATTTCATCTGGGTGCCGAGTGCGGCACTGTCCGAAAATACAGCGACACATTGGCGATTTTCCTCCTCAAGGCTCATGATCCCCGGAAATACCGGGAAAATGCCAGTATGGAGATCACGGGCGCCAATGGCGGGCCATTGCAGATCAGCGATACAGAGCGGGCCGCCAAGATAGCTGCCATCCTTGCCAGCGCCCATGCCCGCAAGGATAGCGGCGAGCCCGTTTGATCCCTCGCTTATTGCCTACCTCACGCCCGAGGAGTTGGCCCAGCTCGATGCGCTGATCGTCGGCGACCCGACCATCTGGAGGCCCCTGCCAGGCCCGCAGCGCCTCGCCTACGAATCCACGGCCGACATTATCGGCTATGGGGGCGCGGCCGGCGGAGGCAAGACCGACCTCGCCTGCGGCAAGGCCCTGACCCAGCACCAGAAGGTGCTCGTGCTGCGCCGTGAGGCCACGCAGCTTACCGGCATTATTGATCGATTCACCGAACTGATAGGCGGCCGCGACGGCTACAACGGCTCAGAGCGCATCTGGCGACTGCCGCGCCAGCAAATCGAGTTCGGTTCTACCCCGAACCTGGGCGACGAGGCGCGCTATCAAGGCCGCCCACACGACCTGCTTGTGTTCGACGAGGCGGCCAACTTCCTTGAGGTTCAGGTGCGCTTTCTGCTGGGCTGGTTGCGCACCACCATACCCGGCCAGCGATGCCAGGCGCTTCTAACCTTCAATCCGCCGACCACGGCCGAGGGCCGGTGGGTCGTGGCCTTCTTCGCGCCATGGCTCGACTCCAAGCACCCGAACCCGGCGCAACCGGGCGAACTGCGCTGGTTTGCCATGGTGGATGGCAAAGAAATCGAGGTGCCGACCGGCGAGCCATTCCAGCACGGCGGCGATACCATCAAGCCGATGAGCCGCACGTTTATCCCGTCGCGGGTATCGGACAACCCATACCTGACAGGAACCGGCTACATGGCGACGCTGCAAGCGATGCCTGAGCCCCTGCGCTCCCAGATGCTCTACGGGGATTTCCGGGCCGGCATCGAGGATGATCCGTGGCAGGTGATCCCGACCGCATGGGTAGAGGCTGCACAAGCCCGCTGGACGCGGCCCGAAAGACTGGCCCCCATGGATTCGGTTGGGGTGGATGTCGCTCGCGGCGGCCGCGACAGCACGGTGATTGCGCGCCGGCATGGGATGTGGTTCGACGTGCCACTGGCCTACCCTGGGGACGTGACGCCAGACGGCCCAAAGGTGGCCGGTCTGACCATCGCGGCGGCCCGCGACGGCGCCGTACAGCACGTCGACGTGATTGGGGTAGGGGCATCGCCGTACGATTTTCTCAAGGCTGCAAGGCAGCAGGTCGTTGGCGTAAATGTGTCCGAGGCGGCTACCCGTACGGATAGGTCCGGGCGCCTGCGCTTTCGCAATCTACGCTCCCAGCTATGGTGGGCCATGCGCGAGGCCCTGGACCCTACCGCAAACACGGGGATTGCGCTGCCGCCCGACCCTCGCCTGCTGGCTGATCTGTGCGCGCCGACGTGGGATATGGCCGGCACGACGATTATGGTGGCAAGTCGTGAGGAGATCATCGACAGAATCGGGCGATCTCCGGACTACGGCAGCGCCTACGTGCTGGCGCTGATGGATACGCCAAAAATCGCGACCATTGAGGCGCTGGGCGGCCGGAAAAGCAGGCTGGACTACAACCCCTATAGGTAGGGTGCACATGCCCTGTCTGTGCGTGCGATATTGTGCCCGCCATGAGCACAATCCGCGCCGCCACCCCGGATGATATCGATACCCTCGTCGAGATGGGGCGCGAGTTTTTCGCATCCGCGCCGTATTCTCGTTTCATCGCATATGATCCTGATAGCATTCGCGATGCTGTGATTGGCATGGTGCAATTCGGCTGCGCGCTTGTTGCAGAGGCTGGCGGGCAGATCGTCGGCTTCATCGTGGGGCACATGGCGCCGACCTGGTTCAATCGATCCCAGTGGGTGGCGACTGAATTTGCTTGGTGGGTGGCTCCGGATCACCGTGGATCAACGGCAGGCGTGCGGCTGCTCCAAGCTTTCGAGGCGTGGGGCGTCTCCCGTGGCGCTGTTACTGTTGTCATGTCCGATCTGATTCTTGATGATGGAGGCGCCCCCGCAGGGCGTATTTTTGATCGACTTGGGTACGCCGTGGTAGAGCGGTCGCACGCAAAGGGGATATAGCTATGGGCGGATTTTCCAGTTTGTTTGGCGCGATCACTGGACTGATGGGGATGGCCAATGATCGAGAATACCAAAAGGACATGAAACGGGCTCGCGATCGCGCGGAGGCCCAGGCGCTGGAGCAGGCGAATGCCGCTCGGCGCCAGGCGAAAGCTGCCGAGGAGGCCATGAATCGCGCCAATCCCAAGCGCCCGAATGTCGCCTCGGCTCTAAGCGAGGCGGAGCAGGCGGGCAAGCAAGGGGCGTCGGGGACTCTGCTTACCGGGGCGCAGGGCGTCGATCCGAATTCCCTGACGCTGGGCAAGAAAACCCTGCTTGGCGGGTGACGGTGAGCTTCGAACCGCTTTCCCCTCGTCGGCGCGCGCTTGGCCGCTGGAATAGTCTCCAGTCAGAGCGCTCGTCGTGGATGACGCACTGGCGGGAGATCTCCGATTACCTGCTGCCACGGTCTGGCCGTTTCATGGCGACGGATCGGAACAGGGGCGACAAGCGCCATCGGGCGATTCTCGATGACACGGCAACGGCGGCCCTGGATGTACTGGCGGCCGGCCTTATGGCAGGCATGACCAGCCCGGCCCGCCCGTGGTTTCGGCTGACTACATCTGACCCCGACCTGGACGAGTCCGACGCGGTGAAACGCTGGCTGGCGGATGTCACGCGCCTAATGCAGATGGTGTTTTCGCGGTCGAACACCTATCGGGCGCTGCACTCGATGTATGAGGAGCTCGGCGCCTTCGGCACGGCGTCAAGCTTTGTCCTCGCGGACTACGATAACGTCATACATCACTATCCGCTATCCATCGGTGAGTTTGCCCTGGCCTGCGATTATCGCGGCCACGTCAATACGCTGTACCGCGAATATCAGATGTCGGTGGAGCAGATGATCGGCCAGTTTGGCCGGGATGCTGTGAGCCAGACAGTGCGCACGCTGTACGACAGGCATGCCCTCGATCAGTGGGTGACGGTGCTGCACCTGGTTGAGCCGCGCAGGGAGCGGGAGAAGGGGAAGCGCGACGCGGCTAACATGGCTTGGAAGTCGGTTTATTTGGAGATGGCCGGCGATAGCGATGATAAGTACCTGCGCGAATCGGGGTTCCAGGATTTCCCTTCGATCTGCCCCCGTTGGAAGTTGCGGACGGGCGATATCTACGGCGAATCCCCTGCCATGCGGGCGCTTGGGAATCTCATGCAGTTGCAGCAGGAGCAACTTCGCAAGGCGCAGGGCATCGACTATTTGACCAATCCGCCCCTTCAGGTGCCGTCGTCAGCCAAGGCGTACGAATTGGATACGCTCCCCGGGGGCATTTCGTACGTGGATGGTGCGGCTGCGTCGGGCGGAATTCGGAGCGCGTTCGATGTACGGATTGATCTGTCGCATCTGCTTGAGGACATCCGGGACGTGCGGGATCGAATCAACCGTTCGTTTTTTGCCGACATATTCCTGATGCTGGCGAACGGCGTGAATCCGCAGATGACCGCCTCGGAAATCGCAGAGCGGCACGAAGAAAAGTTACTCATGCTTGGTCCGGTGCTTGAGCGCCTGCACAACGAAATTCTCGATCCGCTCATCGACATGACATTCTCCCGCATGGTCGCCGCGGGGATCGTCCCCCCGCCGCCGGAAGAGTTGCAGGGGATGAAGTTGAACGTCGAGTTTGTGAGCATGCTGGCCCAGGCGCAGCGCGCCATTGCAACCAATTCGGTGGATCGGTACGTCGGAAATCTGGGGGTCATCGCGCAGATGAAGCCGGACGTCCTCGATAAATTCGACGCCGACCGCTGGGCCGACACCTACGCCGATATGCTCGGCGTTGATCCGGAGTTGATTGTTCCCGGCGATAAGGTCGCCCTGATTCGCCAGCAGCGCGTACAGGCTGCCGCTGCGGCTCAACAGGCTGAGGCGGCGAACATCGCGGCCGATACCGCGGCCAAGTTAGGCAGCGTCGATACCAGCAAACAAAATGCCCTTACGGATGCCACTCAGGCATTCAGCGGATACACCTAGGAGGATGACCCATGACGATCGAGTTCACGAAGGCCGTGCCCGATTCGCTGCACCATACGTGCGTGATTGCGACCTGGAGCGGGCTGCACATTGGTGATGACGGCCAGCCCGTCGAACTGGCGAATTTCGCAGACCGCACCGTTCAGGTTTTTGGGGATTTTGGCGTCGGCGGAAGCGTGCGTATCGAGGGCAGTATCGATGGGGCCAACTGGTCTCCGCTCACCGATCCCCAGGGCAACATCATGGACATTGCCACGCCCAAGCTGGAAGCCGTCGCCGAAGTCGTGCGCTTCATCCGCCCGAGGGTGACGGGTGGCGATGGCACGACGAATATCACCGTGGTCATGCTGCTGAAAGGGGGCTCGAAATGAGCAAAGTATTGAAGGCGGCCGACGAGGTTCGCAAGCTTCACCGGATGTTTCAGGCTCTTGGCGATGTGATTGAAGTGCTGGACAGCGCCGGTTCAATCGATCAGGCGCAGACCGAAGCCCAGGCCGGCATCGAGAAGGCCCGCACCGCTGCGGCCGAGATTCAGGCGGCGGCAGAACAGGTGCGCGCGACGGCAGATCGCGTGTTTGCCGACGCCAAGGCCAGCGCCGAGGCCATAGTGGCCGAGGCCACGGCTGCGCGCGCTGCTGCGTCAGCGTGGGCGGATGCGGCGCTGAAAAATGCGCAAACCGCCGCGGATGCCCTGATGGACGGCGCCAAGGAGCAGGTGGAGGTCGCCGAGAAGCGGGTGTCCGAAGTGAATGCCGAGGTCGCCGCGAAGGCCGCCGAACTGGCCGACCTGGAAAAGAAACTTGAACAGGTGAAGGCGCGTGCTGCCAAGTTGCTCGATGCGTGAGGTCATCGCCGCTTTCGTCGTCTGGGTCGCCGTTACGGCGCTCATGGTGATGATGGTCACCCTGCCGGCCGCTGCCGCAGACAGCCCGGCCTGCGTCATCAAGCGCGACGCGGACGGCCGGATCCACCGCTCTGAGCGGGTCCGGCGCAATTTCCAGCGCCTGCACCCTTGCCCCTCGACCGGCCGCACGGCGGGCGCGTGCCCTGGGTACGTCAAGGATCACGTCGTTCCGCTCTGCGCGTGCGGCGCGGATTCCGTGGCGAACATGCAATGGCAAACCGTGGCGGACTCCAAGGCCAAGGACAGGCTCGAACGGGCGCAATGCCGCGGGAGAGGCGATGGAGATTGAGGCCCGACTGTCGCAGATCGAGGAAACCATGCGCGTCCTGGAGCAGGCGGTGATGCAACTCCAGCGGGAGATGATGCGCCGGCTGGTCGAGGATGGCCATGGATGATCGAACCATTCCCGAGGTCATTTGCACCGAGGAGTACGTGGGGCCTGATCGCCGGGCCTACCGGAAGACACTGGAGCAGGTGGAGGCCCACTTCGACCTAAAATTGCACGATCACGAAGAGCGGGAGATGGCGCAGATTCGTGGGCTGCTGGACACCATGATGGCTGGCATCATGCAGGCATTCCCCGACGGAGTTGAGGCGCACCGATCAGCGCACCAGGCCATGATCGACGCGAAGAAAGCCGAAGAGGAGTTCTGGGACACGGCCAAAGAGGTCGCCTTGAAAAACGGGATCGCCGGCATCTTTGCCGTGTTGCGCTGGGTGTTTATTCTGGCCGTGGTCGGGCTGGCATTCAAATTGGGTATCGGCCCCACGGTGGCAAAATTGCTGGGGGTGCCGCTGTGAGCGCCCTCAACATCCTCCTCTCTGTCGTGGCCGTCGCCCTCCCGGCGGCGTTTTGCTTCGGCCTTGTGCGGATCGTGCATAACTGGATTGAGTATTCCGACCATGAGTAGATTCATCACTGCCCTCGATATTCGCGCCCCCGAGAACGACGACGGCCGATGGACCGTCATGGCGCCCCTGGTCTATGAGTCCGACGCGGCCGGGATGGCCATCACGGTGCCGGCGGGATTTGAGACCGATCTGGCCAGCGTGCCCCGGCTGCCGCTCGTCTACATGGCCACCGGGGGCACCGCCAATGCGGCGGCGGTCATCCACGACTACCTCTACACCAAGCATATCGTCCCCCGAGACGTGGCGGATGCTGTGTTACGGGAAGCGTCTGCTGTGACCCGCGTCCCGGGCTGGCGCCGTTGGGCCATGTGGGCGGCGGTGAGAGTGTTTGGTGGAGCGGCGTGGCGATGAAGATGGCCGAGGAGCAACCGCTGGCCGTCTGTCTCCCCTGCGGCAGAAAGTGGGGGAGGCCGAATTTACGCGATGCCGGATTCGTGTCGTCCATGTCCCCTGGGACGTGCGGGGTCTGCGGCAAAGAGGCGCTTGTCACCGAGGCCAGGGACTTCGGCTATCTGCGGGTCGGCTGGAAATGGGGCGCGTACGTAGGCGCACCAATGGAACTACCGTGAATGGCACGTCTCGCAAATTGTTGGCTCGTGGCTATGTGGCTGTGGCTGGCCGGCGGCATGCGAGGCTATGCCTGGATTCGCAGGTCGTTCGCTTTTCGCAGGCTGCTGCCGCACTTCGGCACGGGCGAGGCCATCGGCTGGCGGCATGTGCGGATCGTCGAGTACGTGCCGCCGAAGAGCCGCCTGTGGTCGCGGGAGAACGTGCTGGTCTTGTTCCGCGGCGAATATCGCGTCTGGCATTTGCGGGCGGTCTCGGTGCGACGCTACGACTCCATGGCTGCGGCCCTGGCTGATATTTACTGGAGGCACCCGCAGTGACGATCTACACAGTTCAGAACCGAGCGACCGGCGAAATCGTCCATGCCTACACGGCGGACGGCCCGGACCATTCCGCGACGTACCCGTATGACACCTACAACCATATCCCGAAGCCGGTTGTCACTACGCCGCCGGTTCGGCTGCTCAGTAAGCTGGAGTATTTGCGCCGGTTCGAGCAGGCCGAACGAATAGGCATCCGCACCGCGGCCACGTCTTCGCCTGTACTGGCAGACTATCTGCAACTGCTGGATATGGCGGAGGACGTGAACCTCGATCATCCGGACGTGGCTGCGGCTCTGACCGCGCTGACCGCCGCGGGGTTGCTGGCCGAGGGGCGCGCTGCGGAGATCCTGGCCTAAATGGCTACCGTCGCTTCGCTGATCTGTTGGGGCGGCGACCTCGGGAAGCAGGTCGCGTCGATCAACACGTCCACCGACGCCCTGACAATCACCAATCACGGCTTGCGCAACAGCATGGGCGTGCAGTTCGATTCATGGACGACGCCGCCGACAGTGACCGGCGGGGTCGCGCTGGACACGACGTATTATGCAAAATACTTATCGTCGAGCACGTTCGAGCTTTACTACGACAGCGGGCTGACCAGTAAACTGGATTTCACGGCGGCTGGCACGGCCCTGTTCCTCAAGTCTGCCTACCGCAAAGGCTTGACCGATACGAGCCGATGGGGCACGCGCATCTATGACGGGATCGTGGCATGGGACGCCGGGAGAGCTGGGGCCAGCGAATTCGACGTTGAGGTCGCCGAGATCGGCGAGGCGTTCAGCGAAATCGTTGCGACCGATCTCGTGGTCGCTGTGCCCAGCGCGCAGAACCGCATCGAGACAAAGATCGACGGGGTGCGAACCGCAGCGTTCCACGGGGGCAATATCGGCGTGACGCTGGCCAACCTCACCCTTGATCACGGGTACGTGTTCTACGCCACGGCGGCCACAACGTCTGCGCTGCGCATCACACGGCAGCGGGACATCCTGGATGGGATCAGTGTGGTCTGGGCCGCGACGACATCGCGGAACATGATCGATGTGGGAGCGCTCTGCACAGCGGTGGATTGTCTGGCAACGTGTTCAGCCGGGAACTTCGGGACGGGTTACTACGGACGATCCGCATTCGCGTCCGTCATCGGGTGCGTTGTAGCCAAGGCCAGCCTCGGCTGGTCTCTCGCCTCGTCCCAGGCGGGCCTCACGTTTGTGAACAACACGATTGCCAACTGCTCCACTCCGATCTCTGCCGTCTCTACGGTGGTTGGCTACTACTACAACAACATGGTTCTCGGGGGTTGGCCGACCGCGCCGACCAGTTTCAAGGGGTCCGGCAACTCCGGGACAACAGGTTCGACTCCCTGGACCTCGGCCGGTGGGACATCGGCCATCGTCAATACGACAGATGTTGCCGATTACGCCAACCTCGATCTGCGCCCGGCGTCCGGCAGTTCCCCCCAGGTAGATGCCGGGGTGCTGGTTTATGGCTACCCGACACTGGACGTGACGGGGGAAATAGAGCGGCCGTCGTACAACAACGGCGGGGCTGAATACATCGACATCGGCGCCTATGAGTACGACAAGGGGTACGGGCCGCACCCGGCGACCTGCGCGATTACGCTGACCAACGTCATCGCAGGGTCATCGGTGCTGATTGTGTCCCAGGACGGCGGGACCGTGCATTACAACGGCACGTCGGCCGGCTCGACGTTCAACCAGACGATCACCCTCTACGGGGACAGCCGCGACCAGTGGCGCATCCGCGTCCGAAAAGGGACGAGCGCCCCCTACTACCAACCATGGGAAACCCTGCTGACCGCGACAGCGGCAGGGGCTTCGATCTATGTCGCGCAAGTGGCGGACGATTAAGGGAGCAGGACCATGGCTATCGATGCCTCAAAATTCACGATTGATGCGTCCGGGAACATCCGGCAAGTGTCGGCGTTCGTTCCCGGGACGGATGCCCGATATACCACGCTCGAACTGCATGCGTGGCTGCAAGGCCTGGCGGACAACGACACTCCCGCGGGCGATGATCTGGTTTCAATTCTGGGCGTCAATCCGTCCGAAATCGCGGGCAAGCGCAATGCCTCGCGGCCGATGGCGCTGACGCTGCTGCCGACGTTCAACGTCAATGACGCGACATCGCAGTGGTTCAAATTCGGGTCCGTCGAACAATCTTCCGGCGATGACCTGTACACGGGTCTGAAGGTCATCGGTTCCCTGGTCGCCGCCTCGCCGATCTACATCCTGCAAAACGCCGCCAAGATCACCAAATACTGGCACGACAGCGATACCGGGAATTTCCAGATCCTCGTCAAGGCCAAGTCCGGCGGCACGCTTATCGATTCGGGGAACATCACGGTCTATTCCCGCAAGTACGGGCAGACCTACAGCCATTTCGACCTCAACCTGGCAGCCGGCGGGGAGCAAGCCGCAGCCTTGAGTACGGCCCTGGATGGCAACGTCGATACGGGCACGATGACGCCGGCCATCGCGGCCGGGTACTTCGCCACGGCCATCGGGGGCACGGGTGGCGGATCGCCCAAGATCACGCTTGCCTATGGCGACACCACGCAGGATTTAGGCGGCGGGCAGGGGGCCAAGCTGCACAAGGGAACGATCACTCTGGACGGGTCTGTGACGTTGGCCCAGGCGTATCAGGCGCTGATGTGGGCTTGTTCCGAGTCCTCGACGATCACCTTCAACAGCGTGCCGGGCTATCGCTACCGTGTGCTTCCAGGGCAGGCCTACGCCGAGAACGTCGCCGCGCCATTCGGTACGTTCGCGGGCGGCAAGTGGTTCGTGGCTCAGGGCTGGTGGCTGACAGGCGTACAGGCTGGCGACTCGAAGAATTACCAGCTCACGTCTCACGATGGCACGGTCGAAACCCCGCCGACCAGTATCGTTCTCGAAGTGGGCGGCACGACCTCGACGGATTACGTCCTGGTGGCTCGTGACAACGGTTCCGGCGGCATCCTGAGCAACGAGTACACGATCACAGCCACGGCCGGGGCGACCAGTGTCACCGTGACCGGACTGAAGGCGGACACCCCTGCGTCGGGCGTCATCCGCATCAACGGCACGCGCCACACCTACACCAGCTGGGCGGGAACGACAGTCTCCGGGCTATCTCCGGTCGTTCCTGGCGGGGGGTATTCGTCGGCGGCGGCGTTTATCCCGTTCATTGATGCCCAGCCCGCGGGCGCCAGCATTCAATCGGCGGCGATGCAGTTCTCCAGCAATTTCACGGCCCGCTACAGGGTGCGAAACGGGGGCGCGTCGCCGATTGTGCCGTTTGAATCCACCATGTCCGTGACGAGCAACGGCGGGTCCGGGACGGCGGTACGCACGGCGGATGCCTAAACATGGCGATTTCCATTGACTGGCCCAACCGGGTGATTCTGAGCGATGCCAGTATCACCGACCTGCCGGCGTTTCATGCCACCCTGCGGGGGCTTGAAGATGACGCGGCTGGGGCTATTCATCCGGTCACGCATACCTGGAAAGCTCTGGACCTGGGCGGCGGGGCGTTCTTCTACCAGGCCGATCTTATCAACGGGTACGCCCTGGAATTTTCTGGGTCCGGTCCGTTCCAGGTTTCCGGCAACCTGAATGGAACCATCAACGACACCGGCGTGCAGGTTGAGCGCAAGACATCCGCGGCCTACGTGACCACGGCCATCGGCGGCTCAGGCCCCAGCGCCGAGGACATCGCGGCGGCCGTCCTCGCTGCCCTGAGCGCGACAACGATCCCCGTCGATGCCAAAAAACTGAACGGCGCCACTGTCATCGGGGACGGCACGGACGGCAACGCCTGGCGAGGCGTCGGTGTTTCGCCCTGAGTCGTTCAA